AATAGCTGAATCACGTAAAGATTGTTTTGCAATTCTTGATTTTGCTGCTGCTGATAAAACTTCTGCTGACATGATAACTTATACCAGCAGCACTTTAAACGCAAACACTTCATACGCAGCTATCTATGCTGGGTGGGTTTATGTTTATGACCAATACAATGACAAATATTTGTATGCACCACCTTCAGGTTACATTGCTGGTGTATTTGCTAATACAGCAGAAGTAAGTGAAGTATGGTATGCACCAGCAGGTGTAAGACGTGGTGTGATGAACGTATTGGGTGTTGAAACAGTTTGGTCTGAAGGTGATAGAGATTCGTTATATTCTGCGAAGATTATTGAAAAAGCACTTGAACGAGCTTTACGTCCATTTGTGTTTGAATTTAACGATACATTCACACGTGACAATATTGCTTCTATCAACATCAAAGTAAGACGTGGTGTTTATGAATACTTAGCTGTTGTTGATACAACTAACAATACAGCAACAGTAATCGACCAAAACAAATTGATTATTGATTTATATGTGAAACCAACGCGAGTAGCTGAATTCATTCAAATGAATGCGGTTATTACTGCAACTGGCGCAAGTTTTACAACAACTTAATCTAATTATTTTTAGATTGAAAATTAAGGGATGCTTCGGTATCCCTTTTTTATTGTCTTGACATTTGATATTACCTAAACTATATTAAAAGTAACAATTCAATCAAGGAGTATTGATAAATGAAAACTTTAATAGCAATAACCTTATTTTTTATGAGTACATTTGTGTATGCAAATCAATGTAACCCTATAAGTACATGGATTAATAATACTGAAGATGTTAAGTTATGTGTGCATACTGTAATGAATGGTGGTGGTAAAAATGCATTAACAAAACATCCTAATTGTATAAAAACCGATAAGAAAGTTTCAGCTAATCGCAAAGATTTGAGAAGCATGGATGGTACTGTATTACAAAATTGTCTGCGTATATATGGTGGTGGAAGTGTTAATACCACAAGTCAAATTTACAATATGTATGATAGTCTGAAAAAACAGTTATAAATAAATCGTTACCCGCTCCCCTAAAAAAAGGAATCTTATTAGATTCCTTTTTTTATGTCTATTGATAAATATCTATATGAAATTAAACGATATATACCAATCAGAAAATGAAATTTTAAAAGAAGGTTTGATTAGAGTAATAGGCAAAGTATTAAAATATGTTGCTATTGTTGTTGGTGTGATTTTTGTGCTGAATATCTTTAAAAGAGGATTGGATAATAGAAAGGAAGAAAAACTGGCAGCAGAAGGATTAAGAGAAATTTATACAGTTGTTGTTGGGGCAAGAGTTATTATAGAAAGAAAAAATATATCAAAATTTTCTGTTGTTTACGAAGAAATGATGGATGGAATACAAACTGATTCCGGTGCATTAGATTATGACGTTGCTAAAAAGAAAGATGGTGATAATGAATATGTAGTAAATACGTTATTCATGTTTGAATCTAAAAACGATTCACGAAAATTAAATAAAATTATTGATCGTATTAATGACCGATACGATATGAATTTTGAAATAATCAGAAAGAAATACACAAAGATTAAGGACTAATATGAGGTTACAAGATATAAGAACGTTGAACGAAGTATTTGTACCACCAACAATTGTTGCATTCCTGACAAAATATGGAAGCAAAGTTGTAACTTTTGTTGCAATAGCAGTTCTTGAAAAACTCGTAGAACAACTTTTGAAGAAGTTGTTTGTTAAGAAGCAAAAACATCTACCAGATGATCTATATTATATGGGATTTGGTTATAGTACCAAAGTTCCAAAAAACGAAATCACTCACGCCGAAGCTATTAGTAATGCATTACGACAAGAACTCGAAAATAAATTGAAGACAGATTTTTCATTAATACAAACATCTGATGTTTCAAGAATGATTCATCCAAATAAAAATGAATTCAATGACAGTGACTTGTACCTATTGAATTCATTTTTATTTGGATTCAAAGTTAAACCTAATTTAAAAGATATAACCATTAAACTTAAAGCAGGGTTTGAAAAGTTGAATATACAAATCAAAATTACCTATTATGGAAAGAAATGACTAAATAATACTATAAATACAATATTTAGGAGTTTATAAGAAATGGCGAATATACAAGATATACGTGCAATTAATGATCCTCAACGCAGTTATATGTGGGAAGTTGATGTTCAAGGAATAGCAACAGGTGCATTACCAAATTTATCATTCTATGCAAAGACAGTATCAATACCTCAAATTGCAATAGAACAAATTATAATTAATCATAAAGCAGCAAAAACACATCATGCTGGTCGTGATGCTGGTGGTCATACAGTTACGTTAACTTTGTGGGATGATGAAGGGCAAACAATTAACAAATTTTTTGATGATTGGATGCGTTTGATTTTTGATCAAGGTACTGGCACAGGAACTCCACGTGACGTTTACAGTGCTGATATGGTAATCAAATTGAAAAATGCAGTTGATGAAGAAATTACTTCTGAGATTACATTAACAAAATGTTTTCCTACAGAGATTGCTGAAGTGGCTTTGTCGTATGATGCAAGTGAACCAGTAGAATACAGTATCACATTATCATTTGATACTCGAATAGTAGAATAATCAATAACCAATTTGGTTATTGATTAGAGGGAGCATTCGTGTTCCCTTTTTTTATGGATAAATAATGATATGGGATTCATTAATAAATTTAGTATACCGAAATTATTAGCAGAGAATAATACTGCACAAAATATAAGAAGAATAGTACAAGAAGGTAAATTCTTACATGGTGACATTAACACTTTAGGTGAGAGACTTACATCTGGTGTATTACTGTCAAAAGAACCACAACGTAGCTATCAATTCGAATTACAAGTAATTGATAATAACGGTATGAGTACTGGTGGTAATGACATTAAGTATTTTGTGAAATCAATTGATTTTCCTGTGGTATCCAAAGAAATGATAGACCATAATTTTCTTGACACGAAGATGTCTTATTCTGGTAAAGATTCAAGTCCACATAATTTCACAATAACATTTTGGGATGATGAAGCGTTAACTATTACTGATTACATGAAGAAGTGGTATGAGTTAAGTGGTGATAGTAAATACAATGACAGTGTTAATAAAGAATCATACAGAAGAACGATTAAGATCAAATTGCTTGACGTAACAGGTATCATATCTACTGGTGAATTTACTCTTTTTAATTGTAATCCTATAGAATTAGGAACATTGAACCTTAGTTATGATGATTCTAATGTATTAGAACAAACCATAACATTTTACTATGATTACTATGAACTTAGCGGAATGACACGATAATGAGAGAAGAAGCAAGACGTATAATTGACACAAAACGTATAGAAGACCCGTTAAAGAGTTTTATGTGGTATGTTGAATTACCTTCTGATATTGTTGGATTTGATGGTAATGTGTTTGACATTAACAGCAGAATATCATCAATCAGTACACCATATAATGCGATTGAAACAGGCAAGGAAACTGCTGGTAATAGTTATTGGTATTTCGCAAAGTCTATTGACATAGGAACTATTACATTAGAAATAATTGAACATGAAGATGGTGGAAGTTTTGATTATTTCGAAAAATGGCAAAATATGATTGCCAATATTAATGGAACGTTCAATTCACCTAATCATTACAAAAGAGATTTGAAATTTTTTAGGTTAGATTCTGGTAAAACTAAAATAATACTAGATAAATATAATGGATATTTCATATCAGGTATATCGGATGTTGCTAACGATTACGAAACTAATAGTCTAGTTAAGTTTACTGTAACACTGACAGGGGATGCAGTAGAACATCAAAAATTAAACAGTGAAGCTGCACAAAATGCTAATAAAGAAGACTTTATTAGTAAGGTAAATCAATCAAGAAAATCTAAAAAGTCATTATTAGATTTACTGCTGTAATAAATAACAATTAAAAGGAGAAGACAATGAGTGACGAAATGTTTGAAAATGATTTAGAGGCAGTTATAAAGAAGTCCAAAAAATCAAAAAAAGATCCAAAGAAAAATGCTACAGAAAATACCACAAGTAAATATGTATATACTTCTGTAGATCTTCCATCTAATGGTGCATTAGGATATCCATCGGAAATAGAATACCGTGATATTCTAGTGAAAGATGAAAAAACATTAGCATCTTCTACTGAAAAAACATTTCAAAGAATTTTGAATAATGTGTTGAAAGGTCTTATGAAAGATTCTTCATACTTTGAAAAATTAACCATGCATGACAGAGATTACTTATTGTTATGGATTTGGGCAAACAATTATTCAACTATCAAAGATATTGAAATGCAGTGTCCTCATTGTGGACATAATAACAATTACAAGATTGATCTTACAAAAATACATATTGATGACATTGATCCAGATTTAAAAAATCCTTACCCATATAAGACAAAGAGTGGTGAAGAAGTTTCATTTAGAATGTTAACGGTACAAGATGAAGATGTAGCAAGAAAATTTTGTAATAATAACAAAGATTATGATGAATCGTTTGTCATGCTTTGTGTGTCTATTAATTTCAAACAAGTTTTACCACTTGCTGATAAGATTAAATATATAGAAGAAAATTTCACAGGCAAAGATATGTCAGTGTTACGTGGATTTCATAAACATTTTAAATATGGTATTGATGATATAGTTGAAAAAGAATGTAATGGTTGTGGGGAGGTCAACAAAATCGCTATACCCTTTCAAATCGACTTCTTCATTCCCGCACTATCAAGCGATTTTGAATAAACAGTTTGAGTTGTCATACCATCTGAGAATAAGTCCGGTTGATTCTGATGGTATGACAACTAATGATGTCAGTATATTCATGAAAAAATTACAAGAACGTATTGAAAAGGAAAAGAATCAATAACAATAAGTGATAAATAGATATATGACAAATGTATCAAACAACATATTAAGTAATAAAGGTTCAGACACCGAGGAAATGGTGTCTGTTCTCAAAAAATTTCATAAGGATTTCAAAGAATCCAACAACAAATCATTACTCATTAACAAAGCAAGAAATGAGCGTGAAATTGATGAGAAGAAACGTCAAAAACTTGGTAATATCACTAATACCTCAGTTACCAATGTTTCAAATATCACAAAAGATAAATCAGGTTCTTCTATAAGTTCCATCATAATTCCTGCTACTAAAGGTGATGTAGAAGTTATCAGTGAGCTTAAAGGTATTAACAAAACTATAATCAAAAGTGGTGAGAAAGAATCTAAAAACAGTAAGTCGGTATTTAAAAATTCTATATTACAAGCAAGAGTTTTAGAAGGTGGGTTTAATTTTTTTAAAGATTTTCTATTTGCTGGCGCAAGTGACACTGACAGAATAGTTAACTCTGTTAATAATGTAGAACAGGCTATTTTGAAAGGTGATAAAATTGTACTGGATGAAAGAAGCAAGTTTCAAAAAATTGCTGAGACATTAATAAAATCTAGTATATTAGGTAAAGCAGGTACAACATCACCTACTGCTGGTACTGGAACGAGCAATTCTGTAATTAGTGGATTCATTAATTCTATAATGGATCAGTTCGAAACATCACCTACTGCTGGTACTGTTGCTGAAAAAATTACACCAACATCACCTACTGCTGGTACTGGAACGAGCAATTCTGTAATTAGTGGATTCATTAATTCTATAATGGATCAGTTCGAAACATCAAGTAAAGATCCTAAAGTAAAAAAATCATCAGAAAAAGCCTCAACAAATATTGCTGAAGGATTCGTGGATATGTTAGATAAAGGTATTACTGGTATATTGGGGTCTAGTCTACTTAATAAGAAATCAGGATTCTTGGGAGCAGTAGCATTGTTTGGCAGCAGTACTGATTTTGCTTTAAGTACTGCTATTCTTAATCCATTAAAAACATTCAAACTTGCTTATGTTGGATTTAAGAAATCATTAGGTTTGTTAGTGGACAGACCATTATTACAAGGTATAGCGTTAGCTACATCAACCTTTGGTGCGTTTGGTGGTGTTATAGCTACAGTGTTGTTACCACTATCAAAAATTATAAGACCTCTTACAAAAGAATTACCATCGTTGGGTGATGCGTTTGGAATGATGCGTGACAAAATAACAGACACCACAAAAGGTTTAAAAAAAGGTGTTGGTAATATGCTAAGTAAATTTACAAAGTTTATGGGTAAAAAATTCATTATAACAGGAGTAATCATGGGTGCTCTTGGTGCTAAGATGTTAGGTATTATGGGTACTGTTATGGTTACAGCATCTGCTTTATGGGCAGGAATTGTTGCTACAGTTATTGCTGCTTGGCCTTTTATTGTTGGTGGGTTAATCGTTGCTGGTATAGTTGGTATTGGTTATTACATTTACAAGCAATGGAGCACTATAAAAGAATCATGGAACGAATACATAGTTCAACCTATTGTAGATTTTATGATTAGTGCTGTTGATAAGTTTAAAAGTTTAAAAGAAACTATAACTAATGCTGTTAGTGGATTCTTTGATAGTATCATATCAGGCGCAAGAAGTGCCATTGAAGTTTTGCCTTATGGTGAAAAATTAGCATCATCTTTATTTGGTGAGAAAGCACCAGTAGAAAGTTCTGATAAATCACAAACATTAATATCATCACCCGAAATGATTAAAGAAAGAACAATAATCAAAGAAAATAACGAAGAAGACAAGAAAGCAATGAAAAAATTAAATAAAACATTAGATGAACTTTCTGTGAATATAAACAGACAACAACAACCAGTAACACCTGTACCACAATCAAATTTAGATGATTTAGGTACATACTTAGTTACGTTGGGAGGTTAATAATATGGCAATCCCCCACGTTCATAAATTACCAGAAGAACAAGTTGTTACTATTAGAACCAGTGCAAAAAACTTAAACGATAGTAGCGAAGAATACAAAAACATTATGCAACCACTAATATCAAACGGTGTACGTGCAGTTTTACCAGAAACATTTGGATTTGGTACTGCCAATGAAGTTAATGAGTTATTTGATATCTTTAAATTCAAAGGCAAAATTTTACAATTTAGTGGTTTAGTGGAAGCAAACTATGATAGGGGATTTTCAGAAAGAAGTTATTGGAGATCATTACAAAATCAAGAATTGACCGTTGAGTTAGAATTTAATGCATATTACTCTGGTAAACTTGATGTAGTTGAACCTGTTCAAAATCTTATGTTACTTGCAGCACCAGTAGAAACATTAGGGTCTGCAACATCGGGGAATGTAACATCTGCATGGGGGTGGAATGCTCCACCAAAAGTAACAATTACGTTTGGTAGAATATTATATTTTACTGATGTCATTATCAAAAGTGTAAATGTAGCATTCAGTAATAAACTTGATGCCAATTTTGATCCAATGTCTGCTACTGTTACTATGACTTACATACCCGCAAATCCTATCGGGTATGCGGGGATACGTGGTGCT